ATTGTGAGTCAGGAACAGGCAAAACATACGGAGATTGTGAGTGAGTATAGCACCGTGGTCGTTTAGTAGGCTGAAATCTTTCGAGCAGTGTCCTAAACAGTTTTATCACATGAAGATAGCTAAAGATTATACTGAGGCTGAGACCGATGCCATGCGCTATGGAACTGAAGCCCACCTTGCGGCTGAAGAGTTTATTAGAGATGGGAAACCAGTGCCTGTTAAGTTTGCCTACATGAAAGATGTCCTGGAAGCACTTAATAGAAGACGTGGTAACAAGATTACAGAAATAAAGATGGGTTTGACCCAGGAGCTGGAGCCTTGTGGCTTCATGTCTAAAGACGTTTGGTGGAGAGGTATAGCTGACCTCGTGATTACAGACGGTAGCACCGCGTGGATCGTGGACTACAAAACAGGCAAGTCTGCCAAGTATGCAGACAAAGGGCAGTTAGAACTTATGGCTTTAGCTACGTTTAAATACTTCCCTAATATAAAGAATATCAATGCGGCATTAATTTTCACCAAAGCTAAAAAGTTTGTCAAACACAAATATACTGATGACATGATAGATTCTTTGTGGGATAAATGGTTATCTAAGTTTAGACGTATGGAAGTGGCTTACGAGACAGATACTTGGAACGCCCACCCTAGCGGTCTATGTAAAAGACACTGCGCTGTAATAGAGTGCGTATACAATGGGAGCAACTGATGGCATATACTAAATCACCTAGACCCTACAAAAAAGAATACCAGAAGCAAAAAGAACGAGGCGAACACCCAGATAGAATGGAACGGCAACGCGCCAGACGTGCCTATGATAAGAAAGGCATAAACCGCAAAGGTAAAGATGTTAGTCACAAGAAAGCATTAGCCAAGGGTGGGAGCAACAAAGATGGGACACGATTAGAAAGCCCTGCAAAGAACCGCGCTAGAAACGGTCAAAAAAAGAAAAAGAAGACATAATATGGAGCGAGTAGTTTGGACATCATTGACAACAAAGCGGTATTACTTAAATTACGTGAACCTAATAAGGTAACAAGTGTAATACCCAAAAGCCGTGAACTAGCGGATAATAAAGTACTCGTTAACTGGGGACTTGAAGAAGCACTGAGCCTCAAGAAACTGAACATAAAAGTTCCTTCACCCATTGAAGGAAGGTATAAATGGACAGGCAGATACAAACCTTTTGAGCACCAGAGAGCTACAGCCGCCTTCTTTACTATGAATAAAAGATCATTTTGTTTTAATGAACAGGGCACAGGTAAAACAGCGAGTGCTATATGGGCATCTGACTTTTTAATGAACCAAGGCAAAATACGTAGAGTGCTCGTTATCTGCCCGTTGTCAATCATGGATAGCGCATGGCGTGATGACTTGTTTACGTTTGCCACTCATAGAACGGTATCCGTAGCGTACGGCCCTGCTGAAAAACGTAAGAAAATAATACAAGAGGGTTCTGATTACGTAATAATAAACTACGATGGTGTAGCTATTGTAGCAGACGAGATAAAAAAAGGTGGGTTTGACTTAATCGTTGTAGATGAAGCAACACACTATAAAAATGCGCAAACAACACGTTGGAAGACGTTAAACAAGTTGTTAACAGATGATATGTGGTTGTGGATGATGACAGGTACACCTGCCGCACAAAGCCCTGTAGACGCATATGGCCTTGCAAAAATGGTAAATAAGAACTTAGTTCCTAGATTTTTCGGGTCATTTAAAGATCAAGTTATGACAAGGGTATCTCAGTTTAGATGGGTAATTAAACCTGCGGCGACTGAAATTGTATTTAACTCATTACAACCTGCTATACGTTTTACGAAAGAAGAATGTCTTGACCTCCCTCCAATGGTGTACGCCAAGCGAGAGGTGGAACTAACCAAACAACAGAAAAAATATTACACTCAACTCAAACATAAAATGGTGATGGAGGTTACAGGGGCAGAGGTTACAGCTATGAACGCAGCGGTGAGTCTCAATAAACTGTTACAAATCTCATCTGGAGCTGTATATACTGATGCGGGAGATATATTAGAGTTTGACATTAAAAATAGATACAAAGTTCTACGTGAAGTTATTGATGAATCAAGCCAAAAGATATTAGTATTTGTACCATTTAAACACGCTATAAATATACTTACAGAAAAACTACGCGCTGACGGTATAACGACTGAGGTTATTCAGGGGAGTGTGTCTGCACCTAAACGGACAGAAATATTTAGAACTTTCCAAACAACTAAAGACCCACGCGTATTGGTAATTCAACCACAAGCCGCCGCACATGGTGTCACGTTAACAGCCGCTAACACTGTTGTGTGGTGGGGGCCGACAAGTTCATTAGAAACTTACGATCAAGCTAATGCACGCGTACATAGGTCGGGACAAAAACATAAATCCACAGTAATACAGTTACAAGGTTCTGCCGCTGAAAAACACGTTTACAGGTTATTAGACAAGAGAATTAACGTTCACGCAGATTTAATTAATTTATACAAAGAAATACTTGACTAATGTATTAGTAGATACTATATGTAAGATCTCAATACACACAGGAGGGTAGTATGGCTAGTGAAATAACTCCTGACAAGTTGACTAAAACGTACATTAAGATACGAGCAAAACGGTCAGCACTGTCAGCACAGTATAAAGAAGCAGATGCTAAACTGATAAAACAGCAGGATAGCATTAAGAGAGCGTTGCTTGACCATTGTGACAGACACAATACAGAGAGCGTAAGAACTTCAGAGGGCTTGTTCTTTAGGTCTACTAAAACGAAATATTACACAGATGATTGGGATTTAATGTATGAGTTCATCAGAGAGCATAACGTCCCAGAGTTTTTTGATAGGCGTTTGAACCAGACTAATGTAAGGCAGTTTTTAGAAGAAAACCCAAACGATGTTCCTCCTAGTTTAAAGATAGATAAGGAACAGGTAATTACTGTAAGAAAGGTAAAAAAATGAGTGAATCATTTGTACCCATAGAGGATATAGCTAAACACTTTTCAGTTAGCATATCTACGGTACGTGCATGGGTGAGACAAAAGCACATACCAGAAGACACCTATATAAAGATAGGATCTACGTATAGGTTCCGTGTATCAGATGTAGAGTCTGCATTGACTCAAGTTCGAGTAACGGAGCAAGAGATTAGTCCTGAAGAAGACAATAACATTGAGGACATTCAATCTCTAGGTGACTACGAATACGATTTAGATGATGACAGATAACAAAACTAAACCTCTTAAAGGAGAGCGATAATGGAAATATATAAGATTGAAAATGTAGAAGCCCTATGGCCTAAGATAGATCAGACGTACCACTTTAACGATAAGGTTAAACGTACTATACCTTGTGGTCCTAGAGAAGATAATGCGGAGTACTCTATAGAGTTTCGTATGAATAAAGACGCGGCACAGAAACTGCACAAAGCAATGTCTGCGGCTTACGATGCGAACCGTCCAAAGGGTGCGCCTGACAAATTAGCCATACCATTTGTCAAAGAAGATGATGGTATGTATAAACACAAATCTACCATAAAAGGTCAGTACAGTGGGAACCTCACACATAAACCTGTGTTAGCGGATTCTCAAGGTCAGAGGCTACCAAGTGATTTTAAACTGACAACAGGTAGTACAGTTAATATCTACGTGCAACTATATCCATATAAGATGGGTGGTAACTCTGGTGTAAGTCTACGTCTAAAAGGCGTGCAAGTTATTAAGTATAACGAGTATACACCACCTATTGAGTTTGACGTAGTTGAAGGTGGGTTCATTATGGATGGGGAGGAGACTCCTATAAATATACCACCTGTTAAAGAAGCAGATTCTTTTGACGAGGAGCCTGTGGAAGAGCCGAAGAAAGCCGCCAAGAAGACAGCACCGCCACCGACCGCTGCCACTGATGACGACTTGAGTTCTATTGTTGATGATTGGGACGACTGATAATTAGCAATAGGAATCCACTGCGGCTAGGTTATACCGAAAAGGGTAATATGCTGTTACCTCTGCCGCAGTGTCTTTTGGAAACGGTGGGTGGAGATTATGGAAACAACAAA